ACCTCCACACTCCTTACACTTCCTGTCGTTCCAGATGCCGGTCACTGGACCGGCCTCATCGGACAGTGTTCCGTGCGATGCCCCTGACTGAGACACCAACCACACTTGCTCACCGCTTCTCCCATCCGCCATTGGCGAGGCGAACCCAACCAGCATTGATGGCGTTCACCGTGCACACGTGATCACAGAAGGGATACCACTTGACGGTGGCGAGCTTCTCCTCGCAGTGTGCGCAGTACTCCGGAGGAATGTGCTTCATCAGATCTCCTTGATGACGATCCTGCCACCCCTGTTGCTCACGTAGGCAACACGCTCACCGTGAGAAGGAGTGGCCTTCGTGTACTTCTCGCCCAGTTCCTTGCGAGTCTTGATGATCTCACTCACCACAGTCTGAGCCTCATTGACAGTGGAGAATGGACCCTGGGACCAGAGTCCAGACTCGTCACTGCGCTTAACCGTGAAGCTCATAGTCATCCCATCCGAGCGTCAGGCAGCAACCACACTCCTCGAACATGGGTACGAGCTTCTCGATCTTGTAGGTCGTCTCGCTCTGCCACTCGTGGATGAGCTTGCCGTTGTAATCGAACCGGCGACGAACCTTGATCCCGCTCTCGCCGACACGCTTGGCGGCATGGACCCTGACGTACGGTCCATCGATGGAGCCACTGCCGAAGACGACACGGTAGTACTCTGTGCCATCGGCGAAGTATCGAGCGTTAGACACGAACCCACTCCATGCCCAGGGTGAATGCACCATTGTCCTGAGCCTTGAGAACCGGCGTCAGCTTGCGGATCTCGAACTTCCGCTTGTCCTCGGGAGAGCCGAACCACTTCGAGCTGTAGCTGACGAACCACTCGTCATAGCCGGAGGCAACATTGCGAGCGATGCCAGGAGTGGAGTAGGTACCTCCATACTGGTCGCCATCGCTCTTCTTGAACACTCCGTAGAACTCGGTGTTGCTCATACCGTGATGCTCCTGTTCCTCGGGACGAAGCCCCCGCTAAGGGGGGCTTCGATGTACAGCTGATTGGCCACGTTGTTCTCAAGGGTGGCCACCTTGCGTTCCAGTTCCTCGACCTTCTCCTCCAGCGCCTTCACATTGGCAAGCGCTGCACGGATGTCGAACATCTCATCCCATGTCATGGAGTCTTGCCGCAGGAGCGGCACACCTCCTTGTGGGCATTGACGGGACCGTGCATCTGCCGACTGGTAAAGTCGGAGAGCTTGTGCTCACGATTCTGAACCTTGCACCATCCGAGGTTTGCCATTATCGCCTCTCCTGCTTCATCTTCTTGCCGCAGTCCGCGCACTTCTTGGTGAGTGGGTTGACGTTGAAGATCGTGTGCTCTCGCCCCGTCCTGGAGCAGAACGGAGGATCGTAGATTGCCACTTAAGTTGATCCATTCTTCGCGGCGAGCACCAGGATGATGAGTCCAAGTATGGTGCCCGCGACCAGTAACAGTGTGGGTCCGCAGCCGCCGCCTTGCGGCTGCTTCTTATGTGTACTCACGTCCGCATGGAAGGATTCGAACCTTCAGTCTTCTCCTTAGGAGGGAGGTGCCTTATCCGTTTGGCCACATGCGGAGGGAATGATACCCAGAAGGTATCATTCCATCATTCAGTTGTTTCGATGCCACCAGCACGACTTGCAGTCGGGGTGATGACCCATCCCTGTGATGGGATGCTTGTCACAGCATGGAGACTTGGGCCTCCACTGACATGGTTCCTGCTGGCCATGAATGGGACAGCGTGATGGCTCACTCATGACTCGTCCATGTCATCATCGTAGTCCCAATCCTCGGTACGATCGGGACCATCGTCCGGCTCTTCGAGTGGCCACTCTTCCCAGAGGTCACCCATCATTGTCCAGTCCGGATCGGGCTGGTGATACAGGCTCATGCTATCAGACCCCTCACCTTGTCCTCGCCATACTTCAGGAAGTAGCTGTTCACATCTTCCTTCTCCGGCAGTTCGATGAGAACCGCCTTCGACTTCATCTCCTTCACGACCTTGTTTCCAAGGTTTCTCCCCGCCGCATCACCGTCACAGAAGACATAGATGTGACGGTAGTCGCAGAGGACAAGAGGCCACCATTCCTGCCAGTGCTCAGCCCCGCCGATACCGACGGCGGGGAGTCCACACATCGACAGTGTGATGGTGTCGATTTCCCCCTCTGTGACGCAGATGTCACGCCCTTCGAGGTGGAGATCGCTTACTCCGTACAGGTGGGTGATCTGTCCGTACGGCTTCCAGTACTTGGAGTGCGACCAGTTCTTATTGAGTGCCTTGACTCGCTTGTCCTCGTCCTTGCAGTTGTGATCCTCGATGCACCTGAAGGCAACTGCAACCACTCCAGCGGGGGTGACGTAGGGGATGCAGAGCCTACCCTTCGCCCTCTTGTGCTCCGGAATCGCATTCGCCCTCACGTACCCAAGTCGCCTTGAACGCGCGGTAGCTGAATCGATTCCCCGCTTCTCCAGATACGGAAGAACCTCTGCGAGATCCTCCTCGTACTGAACCACTGCTAGTTCCAGTGATTTCTTCTGCTCGTCTGAGAGCATCCCCGAACCCGACTCCTTCCAGCTTCATGATGATCTGAGCTACGTTCCCCCTGGTTCCACACGAGTAGCACCGGAAGATGTGTTCATCCGTGGTCTTGACTGATCCGGATGCGTCACTGTCCGCATGCCCGGTGACCTTCTCGTGAAAGGGGCACTTGACTGAGTGCCAGTGCCGATCCTCTTCGGGAGGATCGGCACCGAACAACTCGAACAGTTTGCCGATCGGGAACCGGGGGAAGTCCTTAGTCGTCCGTCCCATACATGGTCCTGAACTTGAACAGTTCACGGATGAGTCGCCTGAACTCATCGTGATCCATCATGGCTACCCACTTGTCCACCTTGGCCTCACCGTATCCGGTAGGCCTGGCAATGACAACGGGATACTCACCCTCGGGACAGCCAGTGCGAGCCTGCTTGAGAGCCTTCGTGGGATTGAGTTCACGAGTGGCCTTCACCTCGAACCAGATACCCGGAGTCTCCAAGAGATCCTCGCCCGGAAGGCTTGCTGCCACCGGGCGAATGTCTGGGAAGTCCTCACGCCAGAAGTCCGCCACATAATCCTGCGATTTACGGCCGCGGGTGACCCTGCCTGTTGCCATCTGCCTTCCTCTGTTCGTTCCACTTGTCGAACGTCTTGAACCATCGCAGGTGGTTCACGCTGTGGAGTGCACCGTCAGACAGTGCGAACCTGTACAGACTCTGGATCTCCTCATCGCTCCACCCTTCACGTGCGAAGTGTGCGATGAACTTGATGGAGTTAGGACCCACCATTGATCTTCTTCGCCTCCTTCTTGATGAGTTCGAGAAGCTTGTTGGTGTAGTAGTAGTCACTGATGGAGTCGTTGGCAATGCACATCAACTCCTCCTTCGTCAGCTTCAAGTTGTAGTCGTGATGTTGCGCGGGCGTCCTTGTTAGCATCACGGATAAGCTCCTTAGTTGCACCATTGCTGCGCCGGAGCGCGGTACCCTCGGAACGATTGTGAGGATACCGCGACTCACGGAACTTCTTCAGTCCGTTAGCGGACTTCACGCTCACGCCAGGCAGCGTAATTGTCCGTCAGTGGACCTCGACATACCTCGTTGCCCGACTGCCAGCGGTCACACAGGGTGTATTCGCTGGGGTCGTTGTCACACTTGTCACCCTGGCAGTTCATCAGAACCACTGCCCGCACTTCTGGCAGATCATACCGCCGGATTCGGCAGGCTTTGCCTTGCCGTCACAGAACGGCTGAGGACACTTGGTCACAGCGGGATGTCCTCCTCGGTCTTCGGGGGAACCTCGTCAACCTTCCGAATGACGCGGAAGACGAGCTTTGATGTGCCGAACGAGTAGGACACATGCACGTTATCGCCCTCCCAACCGGCCGCCTCACGGACGGCCGCGACGGCAGCAGAGATGTCCCGCCAGTCGAGATCTGCCTCAACCTTGATCACTCGTCCTCCTCGATGATTCGGCAGTTGTCCTGCTCTCCGGCCATGTCGCGAATCATTTGGGGGAGATCGTAGGAGTAGCTCACAGGAATCTCGCAACCATCGTTAACAACGACTGCCGTCGCGTAGATCGCGTCATCGCGAGTGTACTCGGAGTAGCACCCGCAATCCCATTCGACATCGGCGATCTTGACCGTCGCACCGGATACAGCATACGGGTAATTCTCGTAGAACCTCTTGAGGATGTATTCCCTCAGGTACTCGCCAGGATCGATCACTTCGGGTCCACCATCTTGAAGTCGCGCTCGATCACGTCGTACTCCACGTAACGACCGCACTTACACACATGCTTACCGCCCGTGTACATGTACACGTGCTGGCCGTCCAGCCGATTGGGGCACTTGCTCATCTGATTTCCCTTCACTGGGGACCGGTCCTCAGTCCGCACTTCTGGCAGTACATGCCACCCTTGCCATTGCTGATCCACATGTGTGCGGTACCAGCTCCAACGGGACAGCTCACTTCTCGTACTCCTTCCACTTCGGAGTCAGGGAGATCTTCATGATCTCCGTAAAGCAGTGAACACAGCGCACGAAGTAGCCCTCGTGCACATACTCGTGGTACTCACCATTGATCGGGCAGGTGAACATCAGCTCATCCCGTCCCCATCGATGGAGCAACGACCCCACGGGTTGACACTCCAACCCTTCGGAGTACTTTCCGCCACCTTGGCGGTGGCGTCGGCGAGGTTGTTGGCAGCGTAGTTGTATGCCGCCTCCCCGCTCAGCGAAGACTCAAGAGCCTTCTCGGTTGAGGTGGACTCTCGGTTGACCTTGTTGCTGAAGAAACCCATCAGGATTCCCAATCTTCGTCAGTGCCCGCCTTGATGGGCTCCATGAATGTGATGTCTTCCGTTGTGGCGACATCCTCGATCTGGCAACGAGCCGCATCGACAGGAAGTGGGAAGCAGGTTGCACCCGACTCGTCACTCTTGCCGTTGCGGTTCTTCACGACTGCATAGAACATGTTGCCATCAACCATGTTGCAGGTGATGATCAGCTCGGGAAGCTGATTCGCCTTGCCCATGATTGCCGAACGTGGAGGGCAGGGTTCACCCTTGAACTGCTCGGATGTGTGGTGGAAACCAACCACTGCTGCATTGGTCTCCTGTGCAATCTCCTTGAGCGCTGGCATCAGTCGCCAGTAGTTCTGCTCACTGACACCCTCATGCTCAACGTTCATGAGGATGTCTACGAAGATCGCGTGAGGATACTGTCCGTACTTCTCGCGGAATGCTTCGGCATTCCGTGCCACATCCTCAAGACTCGGTGCACTGGAGAACTCGAACTGCACCAGGCCAAGCCTGGCCAGGATGCTCGATGCCCTCTCCGGTGCCTCCTTGAGTACCACCGTAGCTGCGCTCTGATCCACGCCCGTAAGCATGGAGACAGTTCGCTTGATGATGGTGAACGGAGTCGAGTCGTTGGACACGTACAGACTGGGCACTGCCATGTTGTGCACCATGTTCAGTGCGGTGATGGTCTTGCCGGACCCTGGTGGTCCGGCGATGATGCTGACTGCACCGCGATAGAACAGTGCTTCTGTTGCTGCGAACTTGAAGAACGGAGCGGGAAGGGGGAGCGAGGACTCCATGTCCTCGAACACCAGCCTACTGAGTGTCCTCAAGCATTCACCTCCTCTGGCATACTGTCAGCCTTGCGCTGATTGCACGGACCGCACATCAGTTGGATGTTCGAGTACGCCAGGGTTCCACCCTTACTTTTCGGTATGCGGTGATCCAGCGTCATCCTCTCCAGTGGAAAGGACTGACCGCACCCGGCACAGAACTTCTGGCCGCATGCGTAGTACAGCACATACCTCTTCTTCGCGATTGATCTGCTCATATGAATGGAACGAAGGGGCACCCCGAAGGGTGCCCCTTCGGTTACTCAGGCCTGGGCAGGCTTGAACTTGAAGTCGAAGACGTGAGCCTTGTCGTCATTATCCATGCGCTCACCACGGAAGCGGACACCGGGCATCAGGTCAGCGATGTCAGCCACCATGAGACCGGCATCGATCGCGGACCAGTGACCCTTCTTGGAGAAGTAGACAGCGAACTTGCCGTTGTCCTTGGTCTCCACGATGATCTTCTGCTTCGTGATGGTGGGCGTGCCCTTGGCGGGCTTGAAGACCTTGTTGCCCTCGGCATCGAACAGGTGCTCTTCGGGCGTGTAGAACTTGGAGTTGTCCGCCTCGAAGAAGTCACCAACGAAGGTGATCGTGCCGATCAGCACGTCACCAACCTTGCCCCAGTTCCAGATGGGGAGGTTGCGCTCGTCGGTACCGGCAGTACCGCCGGAGGTCTCCTTGACGAGTGCGGCGTAGCGCGGGTTGACAGCCAATGTTCTTACCATTCCTCATCGTCGGTGTTGTCGGTCGTGCTCTCGGGTGCCTTGTTCCAGGGCTTCTGAGGGGCCTCTGCGGGCTCCTGCCAGGCAGGCTGGTCCTCCGGTCCAGGAGCGTCCTCCTCGGCCACTACAGTGGCGCTGAGGGCCTTCACAGCCTCCACCGCCTCCGCCTGTACGCCGTTGAGGATGTCCTCCCGGGTGCCCTTCATCCAGGACTCTGCCTCGGTGTGGTACGTAGCCATCTTCACCTGGAACTCGTTGGTGAAGTCTCGCTCCAGAGTCTTCAGGAGTTCACTCGTGGTGTCCTCCTCGAACTCTACGACCACATGCTGGTATGACCCCATGTTGATCAGGAACTTAGCCTTTGCCCTACTCAAAAGGGATACCATCCATCCTTTACCGGAGTGTCGTAGTAGGCAGTGCGCTTGTTCATCCCGCTCTGCGTCTTGCAGTTGGGTCTCATTGTGCACCACCGACACCCGTAGCCTGGGTTAGGGTCTGCAACCTTGGACTCCACCTTACGCTGAAGCTCAAGGTACTTCTTCCCCATGGTGTCGGGTGTCTCCTTGAATGTGATCGGGCGCGCCTTACGGGCGCCCGGGTTGAGCATAACCCACAGTCCCTTGAACTGACTGGCTGCGTACTTGCTTCCACTCATGAGACGTGCGTTGTAAGTCTCAAGCTGGTCATTGTTCTTTGGCTTAGTCTTGCCAGTCTTGAAGTCTACGATCATTGGGCCATGCTTCTTGTGATCACCGATCATGTCGATGAAACACTTGATCTCCATGGTGCAGTGGGGAAGGAAGCCTGAGGCATCGTATTCAACTTCCCATGGAGTGAAGTCATCGAGGAACACTAGGGCATTCTCGATGCAGTCCAGAGCGAGCCTAAGGGCTCGCTCCTCTACCACTGGTTCATCATCACTTCCACCATGTAGCCACTTGTCAGTGCGCGGCTCTATAAGCCGCGCCTTCCTCACTTCCTCCATGAAGATGGCTGTGCCATCAGGAGCGGGGAGTGAGTGGGAGAAGACGGTGGAACGAACGTGATCCTCAATGAACCGGTGAACAGTGGTGCCAACAACGAAGTACCATGCTGGCAGACCCTCAGCCTTCTTCACCCTGGACAGATAGTACCCACGTGGGCACTCATTGTAACTGTATAGGGAGCTTGGACTGAGGTGATCAGGTAGCTCAATCATGCCTCAATTGTAGCACGTGACCGAGCGTCATAGCAGATCTTGCAGTACGTGCGCTTACCCAGGAAGTAGGCGTTCTCCCCATAGACGACATGCCCATTGGGGCAGATCCTCTTTGAGGTTCTCTCCTCCCGCTCCTCGGTGCAGATCTTGCAGTACTTGAGACCGTTCCTCATGAGAACGTTCTCACCCTCGATGTAGTGGAGCTTCTTGTTGCACTTCCTACGCCGGGGCTTAGAGCCCCCGGCGATACGCTTGCCAGAGGCCTTCCTCTGTGAGATGAGGTTGCAAGCCTTGCACCTCTGAAACCCCTTCTTGGGGTCAATGAGGATGTTGTCAGCAGTCATCTCGTGAAGCTTGTTCCTGCACTTCCGAATGCTTCCATCACTGTCATACATGGACTTCGGGACTATACCGGTCCTGTCATAGATCCTTGGTCGACCCTTCGGGTGGAGGTTTTGAGCATAGGGAAGGTATCCACCACGGACAGTGAACTCAAGTGTGTCAACGACTGCTTCAGTGGAGAGCTCCACGAAGCGATCGTCCAAGCAGTCTTGAGCAACTAGGCAGTTCATGCAGTTCTTCTCCACAAAAGCCTGAATGATGTGGAGACGACTGGAAGGCTGGACAAACATGTCATTGCTGAGATCACCTCGACAGTGAGCATCGTCTGTCCAGTGCCTGTCCCTCTCGTACTCAAACTGAGGTCGGTTGTTCATAGTTTCCTAACGTTAAAAGGGCGGGGCCCTAAAGGCCCTGCCCTTACAACATCCCAACATGCTTCCAATGTAAGGATGTTGACACTGTTTCACCGGCCCCCTTCAGGGGGGCCGCTTACCATGTTCGAACCCCTGAAAAACATTATACTGACCGGCCGTCAAGGCCGTCAAGGGCTTGAGCATGTGAGCTACACCACATGACGGAGCGTAGCCAGGGGGCTACGCCTAGTCAGTCTCCCTACCCTGGTGACATGTGCATGCGCATTCAACCAGTGTCCACTCTCCCGGACACTGGTCATGCAGGTCGATCTCACAGGACACCGAGATGAACGGCTTGTTCACTTCTTCACCTTGTGGCAGGGGCATGCGCAGTAGACGCATGCCATGACGGACTGTGACTTCTCGTGGAAGTCACGCTTGCAGGACTCACTGAGTCCCTCGTCTGCACGATCGGGAGTGTACTTCACAGGTTCTCTTCGATCCAGTCGGCAATCTCCAGGAAGGTCTTGCCGTCGTGATCGTTCATGGTAGAGAGCTTCATGTCGGGACCGTTTACAGTGGTGAGACCACCGAGACCCGACCACTCGTAGACAGCCTTCGGGGGGTAGCTGGATCGACCACCGTAATAGTAGTAGTGATCCGTGCCGACCTGATCCTTCTCTTGCTTCACTCCCACCCCGCTCTCGATGGCGACCTCGCAGAGAACGCCGAGGCAGCAGAACTTGCCGCTCACATTCAGGTATCCCTTGCCCTGTTCACGCTCGCCGCTCCTCAGGGCGGCGAGCCAAAGCTCCTTGGCAACAGGGTTCATCCGTTCGAACTGAGACACGCCTGATCCTTTCGTGTGCTACACTTCCTACATGACTACCGCAATGATTGTTCCGGACCTTCAGGTCCCACTCCACGATGCGGTATTCGTGGAGAAGCTCATTGGTGCGGCCGAGTACATCGAGCCTGACATCCTGCTCTTCATTGGTGACATCACCGACTCCACCGAAGTGGGTCGGTGGGTGAAGGGCAAGAGTGGCGAGTACTCTGGCCAGCTACAGGAAGCATTCGATACTACTTCCAAGATCATTAAGAGTTTCCGTCGAGCAGTCGGCGAAGACTGCGAGATGATCCTGATCGACTCCAACCATGACTCTCGCACCCAGGAGTACATCAGTGCCAACGCTCCGGCACTTGCAAGCCTTCGCAGCCTTGACCTGTCCTCGCTCATTGGCCTGCGGAGTAGTGGCGTGTCCTACATCTCCGGCCCGTACGAGTTCCTTCCCGGAAGTGTTGCTGTTCACGGACATGAGCGCGCCTACTCCAGCGTCCCCGGAAAATATGGACTCGCTCGTGTCCTTGAGTACGGTAAGAATGTGGTGTACGGACACACACACACCCCTCTACTGGTGTCTACGGCCCAGGGGGTGGATGAAGACCGGCATATTCTCTGGGCGATGAACGTTGGTCACGGTATGGACATGAGCAAGGCGAGCTATCTCAAGGACGGCTACGCCACATGGTCTCAGGCGTTCGGCACTGTGACCTACGATGATGAGACTGGAGCCAGCATTCCTCACCTGTATTACGCACCCGATGGACGATTCGAACTGGATGGCCGAGTGTGGTGAATCAGATTGAACCATGGGTCAACCAGAGTGCTGCCGCAACAGCACGTGCCTACAGCACGTGGACTTCCTTCCCTGATGTGCGACAGCATCTCTGGTCATGGGCCTATGCGAACGAGAAGAGGGTACGTGAGTACCTCACTCACCAGGACGGTGAGCGCATTATCCGATCCATCCTCAACAGGGAGGCAAGGAACTACGCGATCAAGGAGCGCGCAACTATGACCGGATACTCTCCAGAAGACGTCGCATGGTACTCCATCACCGCAATCAGGAACATACTGCCAGACGTGTTTGACCACGAGGACTGGCAGACTTCCGAGGTTGGCAGCGGTGGACGTGGCAGCAAGCCAACCTCATGGGGAGGTGACAAGCTTGCTGCGATCATCGACGTTAAGGGAGCAATGAACACGCTCCCCGCCGACAGGGTTGCACTTCTTCGGGAGCATTTCGCCAACGGTACTACAACCGAAGTGTGCGCAGTGATGTTCGATCTGAATGTGGAGACTGTGCGAAAGCGCATTCAGCGTGCTCTCAAGTACATCTCCAACCAGCTCAACAATCCTCGACCGGCAGACCCCATGGAGGGTGTGACCTATGAGGAGTGGAGCAAGAGCAAGCACTTCTATGACACGCGCGGCAAGTTCCGCCGCGCGATGAGCAATGCAGCAGCACGAAAGGCTACTGAGTTCTGATGAGGTACAACTACGAAGAGCGCAAGGCTCTCGCTGAGGCCAACCGAGTGTTCAATGAGGCGGTCGAGGCGTCCCGCAATGCTCGCGCTGATGCCGAAAGGGCAGGCGCTGCCGTCAACAATGCACTGGTTGCCCGCACCAAACTATACAAGGCGGCGGAGGAGCGCTATCAGAAGTCCGAGCGTGAGCGGGCGGCTAAGCAGAGGGAGCGAGATGCCTCCTGGAAGGCCGTGAAGGCCCGTATAGCGGCCGATGCCAGGGCTGCTGAGGCCAAGGCCCAGCGCTCCTTTGAGGAGCGCGTAGACGCCTTCACAGAGGATCTCAAGCGCTCCCTTGCTGAGCATGGTCTCAAGCTTCTGGGAGGATGGACGGATGGTCCCGTCCCTCACTACACCGGTACTCACGTGGGGGTGGCATCTACCACATCCGAGCACAAGGCAACCCTACGTGTACAGATTGGACAGGGGTTGAAGCGCTGACCTGTCAATGGAGCCCCCACCTTCAGGGGTGGGGGCTCTCTTCACAGTCTCAGTCCTTCTTGATGAGCGCGGAACCGGCAGGGTGCAGAGCCTTTGCGGCTGCGACCTCCAGCTTGCGCTGCTTGACTGCATCATCGTGCAGCCACTCGATCACCCTGCCGAAGCTGAATCCCATCAGCAGACCGAAGGCGAACGCGAAGAAGAAGTTCCACCAGGAGAACACGTCGCCCAGCAGACCACTGATGAAGCCTGACACCAGGATCAGTGCGATGTGCAGGGTGAAACGGACAGAGTTTCGGTGCATCAGTTACCCCGAGACATGCGACGGACGATGAGAACGATGGAGATGCTGTTGCAGAACGTGGCGAGACTCTGCAACACGCTGACGATGTGCTCGGTGGTGGTCATCGCTCGACCCCCAGGAT